CAAGATATCCTTTATTGGAAGATAGATTTGTGAACTGTAATGTGTATGGGATATAATCCTTAACCTCCACATTTTGTGAGTAAGATGACACCAGAGCATTGTTTTGGCAATCAAACACCAATAGATTCACCGCATAAACACCCGGAAAGTTATAGTATTTCGTAGCTGTCAGTGATTTTGATGTTGTACCATCACCAAATGACCAAACAACATCTTTATTTGGAAATAAAGACAGATCTGGTACAAATTTGAACGGAGTAGCCTCTAAACTATAAGAACTTAAAACATTTTCGTTTTTATAATCATAGACATCAAATGTGGTGTATGTTGTTCTTAAATCAGGCATCGATTACTTCTATTTTATTTATTAATGACTGCGGAGAATAGAAATATGGAAATTTGTAGAATGGAAGTGTAGTTGTTTGGTTTACAATTTCATTATCACTATTCACATATACAGGATTCCATGATAAGAACGAAACACCGTTGAAGAATGTATTTTCTCGGGTGTTTTCTGTTCTTATTGATGATACTCCTTCAATTCCAAGAATATTCGCCGTTAAATCGGTGAGATTCAAAGTTTGTCCAAGTTGGTTATTAGATGTTTTGAAGAAATTTAAAATGGTTTCATTCACTTTGGCTTTTAGAATTCCTTTGTTGATCTTATTATTTTTATTGCGAACAACTACAAGTTTTGATTCATCAACAACACTGTAGAGTGAATTGATTGTGCTGAATCCAATGTCAAACGCTGTGTAGATAGGATCTCTAGGCACAATTTCGTTTGAAATCATCTTTTTATCTCTGGTGATATCGATTATTAAATTTTTGAATGATTCACTCAGATAATTTGGATACCCACCGTCTTGCAACACATCGAATTTTGGAACACAGAATATATTAACATTGTTAAAGTCACAAGAATCCGCAAAGTTGACCTGATTTATCAATACTCTGTTGACTTTATTTGGATCAACACATATTCTATAGTAATAATCGATATATTCATCAATGAACCTATCATTATCCACAACTTTAACCGAATTCAATATATTTGGAACGCTCTTGTTTAAGAATTTTTCATAATCCTCTTCAGTCACTAGTCTGTATTGTGCAGCTAATAGATAAGGCGCATTGTTCTTGATAGATTCAACGGTTTCTGCTTCACTTACAGTTGTAGAGTTTAGAGGATTGCTGAAAGTTAACAACGGACTGATTGTGGTTGTTACGATTTGAGAATTTGACGCTGTTGTATCTTCGTAAATTTGATTGAATGTGGTTGTAGTGTATGTGAACAACTTATTACCATTGATTGCATTCTTACTTATGATTCCTTTGTTGCCATCACTGAGAATGTACATCACTTTAACCTCATCTCCACTGTTCAAGCGTTTTCCAAAGGTGTTGTTGCCAAATTTAACTTCGTAATGTCCATTTTCATTCAATCGAATTTCATATGCGCGTTCGGTTGGATTAGTCAAGTACAGTGTGTCACTTTCAGAGTATTGATACCAAGTGTCGGTGTCAACTTCCTTTACATAAACACTGATTGTGCCATTTGCAATAAATCTGGTGTCTTTTGGGTCAACCAAGTTATCAACAACAATTGGAAGTGTTTCAAAATTTAAACCTTCGGAGGTATATGTTGGATATTCTTCAACACTTCCTTGATAAAGGATCAAGTTGTTATTGATTGAGTCAATTGTTTCTTGAGCAGTTGTCGTTTTTTCGAATAATGTATCGTCAAGTACAGTGTATTGCACACTATCAACCAAGAAATAGCTGTATTTTCTGATCATGTAACTTCCAATCGCTAGATTGGCAGATGCAACACAGTTAATAGGAACGATAGATGTCTGTTGACCAGTTGGTTTGTATCCAATCAGCTTGACAATGCGATTCATGTTTTCGTAAATCGAAGACTGGTCGAAAAGAGATTCAGAACTGTTTTGGTTTAGATAAAACATCAAAACATGGGTGTAATATGCCAATATTTCAATAAGAAATGACATATTACTGCCTTCATAGTTCTGATCGGTGAATGTTGAGTTTTCGTTTAATCTTTGAATTATGAAATTTTTTAAAGAAACTGCATCGAAGTTAACATATGCGGTTTGCGGAAGATTATATTCCAATGTATCTTTATCGCTCATTAGGAAATATTTAGTTATACAATCGTGTAACCTGTGGAAGCAAGTTCTGATTTTATACTCAATCCATAAATATCGAGAGATGGCACATCGATTTGAAGTTCGATATTGTATTGATTGTTGTCTTCATCTGCAACGACATTCACACTTTTCAATACAATGCGAGGTTCCATTCTTGGAAGCTTGATTTCAATATCGTCTCTGATCAGATCTGTAGTGAAATCGTCAATCGGTTCAAATAGATATTGTCGAAGATCAACGCCATATGTCGGATCTAATATTTTCTCTCCCGGAGTGGTTAATAATGCATTTACAACACTGTTTTTAACGGATTCTACATCAAAGATTGCTTGAACATCCTTTAGAACTTCATTTCTATTTAATTGGCTATTGTAGCTGTATGACGGAGACAAATCCAACGACAGATCCTTGTATAAAAACCCATTCGCTAAAGCTTTTTTTGAGACTGAGGGAACCTCTAGTGATTTTATCTTAATAGCCATGTATAATATTTAACACACGGGAACTACTCGGATTTCTTTTTAGGTTTTTTCCAAGATACTCGTTTAGAGCTTTTCTTTTTATACATTTTACCTTTAATTTTATCGCATGCTGCTTTTGTCGCCCTACAAGCTGGATAACTACCTTTAGAAGTATCATTTCTTCCACAAGGTCCACCTGTTTTGCAGTTGATCCAGCCTTTGAACTTGCGACCTTTCTTATCAACATGAGGAGCAAACCAATCACGGAGATTTTCGAGAAGTTCTATTTGGGTGTAGTATACAGTATCATCAATTATATTCATTAATTTATTTTACCTTTTCGTTTAACACACTTCTGAACGTACCCACTTGAATAAGCACTAGGCCAGACATCGTATTTAGCTTTCGCTCTTGCTTGACACTTAGCTCTTAAAGGAGATACCTTTTTCTTCTTTTTCTTTGAAAATTTTTCTAGAAGAAGGTTATATAATTCGTTGAATTCTTTCATAAGTCTTTGATAATCATTTCCAATCTGAGCAAGCGGCTGCTTGGGCGGAACCTGTTTTAGCACTGCTACAACGGTGCCTTGCCTTGAAGCTTTTTTTACGTTTTGTGTTTCCACTCTTACCAGTGACTTTCACACCTGCTTGCCCCCAGTGTATTCTTTTGTAAGAACCGTCAGGTTGACGAGCGCACTTTGTCCATTTTTTACCTTTTCTGTCGCTGCTGGCTTTTTGTGTGGGTCCAGTGCATTTGCTGGATTTCTTTTCCATGATCTCAATTAGGTCAATGTCAAAGTCGTCTTGATCAAATTCTAATGATTCCAAAATTGATGATGCTACTTTATCAAAATTCATAACTTTATTTACCATTAAAGCTAAATAATTTGCATGGGAAAGTTATTTGATGAAATTTTTGAAAGCGTTGTGTCTCGTTATGAAGCTGGAGGTTTTTTAACCGGAGATGTCGTTAAATTCAGATCCAACTACAAGACCTGCGCTGCTTATAAGGCAATGTCAACGGATATGCAGCGAGAAGTTGACGATTTGGCCAATTGCAAGTTGAATATAATGGTTGTTCAAGTTGGAGACAAGCTTTCTGGTGCAAGTGCTGGTAATCAATTAAAAACCGCTGATAATGCTGTTATTACTATCTCTGCTGACCAAGGCGGTGGCCGTAATTACGGTAGAGTAGCTGTGTCTCCTGAAATGATTGATCGTGCATACACAGATACCACAAATCTTCCACCAGTTCCTGATGAATGGAAGAGAAAAGATAACATTAATATCAAACCAAAACCAGTTGAAGATTTTAGTGATGCTGATAATCGCAAGACAGACAAAGGAAATGGCAAAAACACTCCAACCAATCTTAAGTTAGCAGGTGAAAGCACTGTTATGAGAAAAGATATGGATAATCTTGCTGCGATATACGAACAGACAATCAACTAATGCTATGTATAAAGATGATTTAATATTGGGAGATTTGTATTTAGAAAGCTCCCAAACATCGAATTTAAACGAAGATCAACAGAAAAAGTTGGCATCATTTATTGTAAATCTTGTTGTTAAATCTGATGCAGGAGATCAAGAGGCATTAAGAATATTGAGCATGTCACCTGATGAAATAGCAGGTATGATGTCTCAAGGAGAAACAGTTCAAACGGAAGCATTTGAAAATATCAGAAGTAAAGTTGGGGGTTTCTTGGGTGGCACAGGTTCTATTCAAAAAAGATACGATTTTTTAAAGAAAAGCCTATCTAAGATATTGTGGGAACTGGGAGAAGATAT